CCCGTGGCTAGCCGCCTTAGGTTGAATTATGAGGACGCGCGGGCTGTCCTTGGTCTGGAACTCCTGCACAATCTCCGACCTGCGGTTCACCGGCACCTTACCATTGATGACATTGCTGCTAATCCCCTGCTTAGTCAGGTAGTCCCTCAGTAGGTCGATGGTGTGGGTGAATGGTACGAAGACTAACACCTTGTGGCTGCTCTCCTCAATGACTTCCTTTACGATAGCCAAGCGGTTAGAGACGTCAAACTCCACGACCTCCCCAGCATCCGTGTATACCGCGCCCCCGCTAATCTGGAGGAGCTTGTTCAATTTAGTAGCTGCGTTAAGTGCGCTAACTTCCTCACCCGCTGCCTCTATGAGCATCTGGGTCTTAAGGTGGTTATAATACTTACGTTGCTGCGGGGTAAGCGGAGCCTCACGGTCCACATAGGTAACGTCGGGAAGGTCCAGACACTGGTCTTTCTCAAACCGAATGGCTGGCTGTAAGATGGTATGCACTATGGTCTGCGACGTAGGTTTAGGAACCCACTTAAATTGGGTCGCCTTCATCATCACTTGATCCCGATACACACTGTAATACTTAGGGCAGCCATCGGGGTTAACCAGCTTAGCAAGCCCATATGCGTCAAGAGGTGACTGCGCTGCTGGCGTACCCGTAAGCATCCAAAGGCGCGGGTCTGTGGTCTTGATGAGCGTGTTCAGGATTTTCCAGCGGGTGGTCTGGGCGTTCTTATAGGCGTTAGCCTCGTCCACTACGATGAGGTCGAATCCACCGTTGGTGATCTCGTCCTTGATAACCGCTAGGCCGTCATAGTTAAGAATAACAAACTCAGCACCCGCAGCGATAATTTTTCTACGTTGGTCCGAACTCCCGTGCGCCACGCTGCAGCTACGGTGCATAGCAAACTTGAACATGTCCTGCTGCCACGCAGCCTTCATGATGGACAGCGGGCACAGCACGAGGACGCGCTTAATCTTGCCCAGCTTCATGAGGTAGTCGGCAGCCCAGATTACGCTGGCGGTCTTACCCGTACCCTGCTCGTTGAAGCAGAAAGCCTTGTCGCGGATGGAGAGAAATGAGGACGTAACCTTCTGGTGCGCAAAGGGTTGATGCTTGCCTGTCCACCGGTAGTCGCGCAGTATTGGTGACGGAACATCAGGTATACCCAACGCGGCTAGCGCTTTGGCCTCTGTAAGCCCCCAGTGCACAGCTACCTTGCCGTCAACAACAGCGCTCTTTTCAATTACGTCAGTAACGGCTCGGGTTTTGGCTGCATGGAAGAGCAGCACTTTGTTGTCTATGATCTGCACAGTTTGCTCCTTGTGCGGTTATTTCTTATCTTGACCCACACTCTCTAGCGTTGCGTACTCTAGGCCAAACAAGGCGTTTACTGCTGGTAGCATGATATCTAAAAGCATCCCTCTAGGTATATGATCACCGGGAGCCCAACCGTAGCGTTTGAATATTTCGTCCAGTTCTTCGTCGGTCATGGCTATCCCTTCTTTTTACGTTCTTTCGTGCTGGTCTCCGACACTAGGTTGCCTTTGCTGTCCCGTTTGAACGACCGGTTCTGAGACGCGCTCTGCACGGTCACGCCCTGCTTACTACTGCCGCCCTTATCGAAAGCGACCTTGTGGGCTACGTCCTTGCCGTCGCCCTTGTGAACTTTCCCCTCGCGCATAAGCTTGCGCCGTGCTTTGTTACGAGCAACCCGGTTAGCTATCTGCTCAGGCTGGGCCTCGTACTTGGCTTCCTTCTTGTAGTCTCTCGCCATCAGTTTCTCCGGGGCTTCCAGTGCTCGCACGATTTAACTGGACACCACCCACACAGCGGGCTGGTCTTGGCGTTCCATATACCATTATCCAGCGCCGCTTCCAACTGCTCAAGCTGAGGGTCGAACACGCTGAGGTAGGCTTCTAAGTGCTCTTTGTGGTGGGTCTTCTTGGGGAACTCGTTACTGACTACGTAAGCAAGTCCAGACTTGATGGTCTCGATCTCGGGGTAGTGTACAAAGATGGCACCGGCCATTAGGTCTAGCTGCTTCATATCAGCGTACTTGGCGTTCTTGCCGGTCTTGTAGTCAACCATCCAAGCGCGAGCATCATCGATAATCAGCAAGTCCACGATACCCCGCCACCACACATTCTTGCCGAAGAAGGTAGTAGGTTCGTAGCCAGTAGCCGTCTTGCTGACACCTAGTCTAAGCTCGGTGTGCTTCGCGCCGGGGAACAACTCTAGGGCCTCGACGGTTTCCTTGACAACGCTATATTTTGGCGGAACGGGGGTGCCATCCTTGATGTAGTCCTCGGCTGCTTTGTGTACCTGCGTACCGTAAATGGCCTCAAACCCCGGAGTGTCCTGCACATCCTTGGCAACCTTCAAGTGGAAGTACTTTTTAGGGCACTGATCGAAGGTCTTGATCGAGGAGTAGGACCACGCAACCACGCTATTCTCCTAGGGCTTCCATGAGTGCTAGAGACGATATAGCACCGTCCTTGCTCAGTCTAGCTGCCAAAGCCACGATCCTCTCACGCTCGGCCAGCATGGCCCGCATCGCCAGATTGATAGCCTCGTACTCAAAGCGGTCGTTTACCAGTTTCGCTGCGGCTTCGCGTAATGCGTCGGTCATTGTTGGTTCCTCCTACACAGGCATCCGCGACAGGGGTATACCCCGTCGCTTCAGTCCATACTTGCGCTGTTCCTCATCGAGTAGCGCGTTCACTCGTTCTGCACGAGCCTGTTCGACAGCACGTTTCTTCTGCTCGATCACCGCATCATCTTTCTCGCGCAGCTGCGCTTGTGCTCGGGCGATCTCGTGCTGCCTTTGGTTCACGCTTGTGCAGCCCGCTCGATATACCACTGTGCCTTCTTCAGGTCAGTCGTAGCATCGCCCTTCTTACCCGCGCGGCTCAGATACTTGAGCGCATTCCCACGGCAGTAACCAACGAACTCTTCCTCTGACAGCTTTGCCCGAATATAGTCGATGGTCTCGATCCCGCCGTCCATGTAGTGCGGGGGTGAGTTGACCGGGTCTGCTGCGGGTTCTTCCATATCAGCTGTTAGAGTGAAAGCATCGAGCCAATCCTTGCGGACTTTGTGCACGTAGCTCGCAGAAGTGTTTGCCGTCTTGGCAATGTCGGCAGTGTTCCACGTAGGATGCCGATCAATCAGGTCCAGAATGACCCCGGCTTTGTTGGTTTTGGTCTTCTTAGGCATTGGTTTGCTCCTTATTTTAGGTTACCGCCCGATTTTAGTATGTCACCATTGTAGACATACGTCCCAACGTGATCCAGTTTCACAAAGGGGTGGGCGTAAATCTTCCCCCCGTGCTTCCTGAATAGCTCACAGAAGTGGTAGTCCTCTGATAGCAGCGCTCCACTTTCGTCGATGCTGGTAGCGAAGAACTCGTGTGTTAAGGGCTTCTCGTATTCGCCGTCTGGCTTGATAAACGAGGATACCCGGTAGGTCGGTACGTGCGGCTCAAGGAAGTCAAATACCCCCCGTTTGATGAGCATGAAGCCGGTGCCGCCGTGGCGCACTTCGATGACGCCGCGCTCATCCGTCTCTACGTGGGATTCGCCAACCATGTTGAAAACGAAGGCACCGCCGTAGTCCTCTAGGTCTTCCCTGCCTGCGCGCACTGCGCGCTTGATGCTGTCCCAGTTCACTTCTTTCTTGGGGTAGATACCGCACACGATGTCTTCGTCTACAGCTAGCAAGTGAGCCAGAGAGTCTCCGTCGAAGCCAATGTCAGCGTCGATAAACATGAGGTGGCTGCAGTCTGTTGCGAGAAAGGTGCGGGCCAACTCGTTCCGGGCGCGGGTAATCAGGCTCTCGTTGGTCATGTGCGCCCAGCGCACCTCTACCCCAAGCTCCCGCATCTTGTTCATGGTGGTGAGCAAGCCCAGCACATACATACCCGTGCACATACCGCCGTACATAGGAGTAGCGATCATGATCTTGGGCCGCTTAGTCGCCATTTTGATTTCATCCATTTAGTTTGCTCCTTAGTTTGCGGTGCCGGGTCTCGGCGGCTGCGATAGACACACCAATCTCAGGGGCTATGTCCGCGAAGCGCATCCCATCTGCCCGCATAGCCATAAGAATTTGCTCCATTTCCGGGGTCCAATCGAACTTTGGTCGGCTTACCTTCACAGGGCTTCCCCGCTGTTTCGCTTGACGAAACGCCCATGGGCATCGCGGTCCGCTAGTAGACGCTGTAGCTCAAGTTGTACGCAGCCAAGCCGCTCGTTTTCCTCCATGAGGTCCCTGATTTTCCCGGAATTAACTACTTCCGCAACGAGAAAACCAACGCATGAGCCGACGAACAACCCTACGGTTACACTCGTGATGTCAATCATTTCTACTCTCCCTATCAGCTGCCGAGATAGTCCAGCAGCCGGTTGATGGCCTTGAGGTCTTTCTTGTACTCCTTGGCGTCATCGGGGTGGACGTACCCAGCTTTACTGTTGATGGTTATAACTTCCCGCGTATCGAGCAGCCATGCTTTCGCTAGATCATCCAGCACCTCAGGGTTGACTTCGATCATCATACTTCTTCTCCCTCTTCGTTTGCCAGCGGTGGCTCCCGCAGCAGCCGTGCGACTTCGTCCTTCACGAGACTACCGGTATCCCAGTCGCCGCTAAGGATGGCATTCTTGTGGTATACCGCAGTGTAGCGCTCAGCTACATTCCGCCGTGCTGTTTCGAGTAGCTTTGCGTTAACCGTCATGTTTAGTACCTTCTGGAGCAGTATTGGCAATGGCGAGCGCCGGCCCCGTACCTTAACCTCCAGAGTACGTAGTCCTTACGTGTAATGTTGCAGCGCCGACATATTGTGGAAACAGTAAAACCGCCTTCCATTTGCTTTGCGGCTTTACCGGTTATTTCTATGTCGCCAAACCTATCCCCAACACTAAACTCTGGTTTGCCGTCTTTAAGGGGGCAGTGTTTACGGGCTTCAAAAGTTAGAATGTTCATGACATGCGTACGCTTGCATGTTGTGCACCCGACGAGGTACATCTTATTGCGGAATTTGTCCGTGTCTTTCAGCCGGATAATGATTCGGAATAGCCCGCTTCTACTTACCCGCCCTTGTTCAGCTCTACCTGTCATGACACACTCCTATTTCACCCCAAGGGATCAACATCATCCACCATAACTCTTCCCCATCTTGCTCTCGCAGTTCAATGGCAAACCCGGCGCCCATTTGGGGCGGATACGCATGCAGCCTTCGATGAACGCCCTAGCTTCATCAGCTTCGGCTTCCGGTACGCAAGTAACCACAGAGTCGTGCACGGTCATCACAACCTTGTAGCGCCGTGCAATCATCAGCATCTGCTCACCAATGATAATGCGAGCTAGGGCTTGGCACACGTTTTCAACGCAGTTGTGAACTATGAAGGCGTCCGAAATACCTCGGACCACGAAACGCGATCTGGGTCCGGAGTTGCGGAGGTCATAGACAGGTTGCGGTGCCACCGATATAGAAGTGTCGAGCGTGAAACACCCGTCAGCGCAACTGCCTTCTTTAAATCTACCGGGAGTGCGGAGCGCGTATTCTGAGCCTGTATTTCGGGTGTCACCCAGCGGCAGTTCTCGGGGATGTAGTTTCCGTTGTTGTCCTTCCGGTCGAGCGTAAGTCCCGGCATATACGTTGGACCCATATCCGCCCAGAATTCCTCGAAGGAACCATCCCACCTTGAGCATACTGTAATACCCCGTGCGCCGTAGTTGTGCCATGCCTGATGCGTAGGTAGTCGGCAGCGATCCTTCATCGACCGCCACACGGCGTACACGGGGTGCTTCGACATACCGTGCGACTTGCTCTTTACCCCAATCATACAGCCGCAAGATGGGTTTCCGCCCTGACGAGCGTACTTTTCCGTGTCCGAAGCTCCACGTACCACTTCTTTTTCGCAGGTGCAGCGGAAGGTCCACATCGAACGCCGCCCGTTTGTCCCCGCATACTTCAACGCCGTCAGGCATCCAAAAACCTGCCCGGTGTAGTCCTTCGCACGATGATGCATGATGCCATCCTTCCTCAGTAAGTACCTCATGATCCGGTGTCATATGCACCCCATCGAGTACGATGGTACACTTCTTACC